GTACAATCTCAAATGCGGTAGGCTTTTTGTTTGGCTTCATATTCTCACCCCCTTTCATTGACTTAATTATACCATACTGCTTGCAGTATGTCAAGTATTTTTTGACATTTTCTGAAATATTTTTTTATTTTATCGTTTATACATAAAAAGATAAGTGCCTACAAGGGGCACTTATCTTTTCTTATTTATATCTGTGCAGCACTTTTCTGTGGAGCATTTGGGGTAAGCTGTTGCATATAGGCGTCTGCCGCCTCGGTGTACTTATTCTCGTAATCGGAGAACACATCGCAGTAGGTGTTTAGCGTGGTTTCGATATTGGCGTGACCAAGGCGCTTCTGGAGCACCTTAACAGGCATACCGCTCTCAATGCAGCGGGTGGCGTATGTATGCCGTAGGCTGTGGAGGGTCACCACACCGGGCACGACAGGATCCAGCACATTGTATTTTTTTAAGATACGCTGAAATTGTAAGTTGACCTGGCTGGTGGTCAGCACCTTGTGCCCTTTGAAGTCGTAGAACAGCAGATCCAAGCGGTTAGGCTGCCACTGTTCCATATATTCGGACAGAATACGGTATGGGGCGTCCGTCAGGCTCAAAAGCCGCTGCCCGGCATAGGTCTTGGTTTTTGTGCCTATAGCAGCGTGGTCCGTCTGATCCTTGGTCACCGTGCGCCGCACATTCACGGTGCGGAATGTCAGGTTGACATCGTGCACATCCAAGGCGTTGATCTCGCCCATACGCATTCCTGTGCTGAGCATTAACATCATCTGCTCCCGGTATCGGCAGCCACGCTCTTGGTCATTCATGACTTGCACAAACCTGGTCTGCTCCTCTACAGTCAACGCACGCACCTTGCGGGTAGCCTTGTTGCTCTTTGGCTTTTTCATTCCGCGCATAGGATCCTTACGGATCAGGTCATTGTCAAGGGCTGTGCGGAAGCAGCGGGCCAGCAGGGCGTAGTCCTTGGCGATTACTGAATTGGAACAGCTGGTGATCTCTATGAGGTATTGGGTCACCTGTGGTGGCCGCACGGATTGCAGCGGGCGGTCGCCTATGGAGCTGGCGGCGATCCGCTTATAACTGGCCAGTTTACGCAGGTAGGTGTTGTCCCCTATTTGGTTTAGTGCCCGGTCTGTCTCGATAAGTGATAAGATATACTGTGCGACGGTGATCTTGTCCGGTTCAATTACAGAGCCGGTGGCAAGTTCATTCTTTAGAGCGTCCAGCTTTGCCCGCACATCTGCCTGCCGCTTACCGTATATCGTCTTTCTTTTCGGCTTGCCGTTGGCGTCCACGCCTATAGTCAGCTGGGCAGCCCATAGACCTTTGCTTTCCATCTTATAGATGGTTCCGTCACCATTCCCTCTTTTTCTTGGCATTGTACACACTTCTCCTTTGCATATAGCAGCGGGCAGCACCTAAAAAAGGGCGCAAAAATGCCCTGCTTGATTTTTCAGCAGGGCTGTGCTACAATAACCAGTGTTGGGTGGGTTATGTGCACGCACATCTCCTGCTTATCGGCTCTCCCCTGCGCCAACAGGGGGGAGCTTTTTTTATTTATTCATTATAGTTCATAAGGCCAATAAAGCAGCCCAGTGTTGAGTGGCAGTCGGCCAGCGCTCTGTGGGCAGTCTCGTCCTGGCAATCAAAGTAGTTGGCAACCGTACCCAGCTTATAATCGGGCAGGAACGGTAACTCCCGCTTGGCGCATTGCATTGTGTCGAATGAGGGAAAAGCCGTGTCCCCATCGCAGTATAGATTAGCGTTGCGCACAAGGAAGCCCACATCAAAGGACACATTGTGACCCACAAGAGGCAGATCACCGATGAAGTCCAGCACATCAGGCATTATATCGGCAGCAGCGGGCGCTTCCTCCAGCATTTCGTTGGTGATCCCGGTAAGCTTGGTAATCCGACCGGATACCGGTTTTTTGGGTCGAACAAGTTGCTGATAGCTGTCCACCACATCAGTGCCGCACACCTTTAACATGCCGACCTCTATGATCTCATTTTGAATAGGAGAAAAGCCGGTGGTCTCAAAGTCAATGACTACAAACTCCTCCGGAAACTTTCGCAGCCGGGAGCCGCGCCGATAAAAACCTTTTTCTTCCGGCTCGTCGTCATCGTCTGCCGAGTCAGGCTCCGGGTCGGTCATCTCGACGACCGGTAGTGTAACTGTAACAGGCTCCGTATCAATATGCACGGATATGTTCGGTATATTTTCCAGTTCGGGTTCCGTGTGTTCTGCCTCGTCAGCATACCTGGGGTTAACCCACTGCGCCACAGGCTCCACCTCTTTTTGGGCAGCGGGCGGTATAGACTCCGCTTTCGCCATCGGCTCAGGCGGAACAGCAGCGGGCTGTTCGGCAACGCACTTTTCTGTGTCCGCTTCCGGTCGTTGTGCGGCGGGTGGCTCTGCGACCGGAGGGACAGGTGGAACAACTGCCTGTTGTACTGGCTGTGGTGCAGCGGGCTGCTGCACCGTAGGCGGCATATAGTATGTACCCTGTTGCTCGTGCCGGGCGTTTTCCTGCTCATCTGCGGGGATCAGTTTTAGCACCTTGGTAAGGATGATGTAATAAATCACCAACAATGCAACAGACACAACCAGGAACGGCGGAAAAGCTGCACAGGAGAGCAGTGTTGCTACAACCAACGGCGGCAGCGCATACAGTAAAATCTTGTATGATTTTTTCACGCTTTGCCCTCCAGGTTGCGATTGATATTTGCAAGAAGCTTAATGACGATCCAATTCTGATTGAAAATTGCTTCCTGCATAGAGTTGATATTCAGCAATAACGGACCGTAGTTATCGGACAGCACGCTGCCAACAGTAATGGCCGCATTCCCCTTAAAGGTCTCTATGATCCTGTTGAGTTCGTGTTCTGGAATATCGTCGGCGTACTCCTCCAGGTGGTACTTTTCGATGAATTCGTCACGCTTAGCCTTGGCAGCCTCTTGTTTCTTTCTCTCCTTTTCTTCTGCTGATGTAAACAGACCCATTTCTTTTTTTCCTCCTATTAAGTAATTACATCTATAATCACGGCACGCCGTGGATTATGACATTCCACATTCAAAGTAGAATTCCAACGCCTTATGGATGAATTCTTCCGTCACATTGAAATACTCAGCCAACTCGTAAGGCTCCAGGCCCTGTCGCAGCTGCACCTCCAACTCGGCCTTGGGGATCAACTTTTTTACCGCCCACTTATCTGCCCGGCGTTCGTGCTTACTGCGCCGGTCAAGCGGGGCATATAGGTTGTAGAACGACCCGGTTATGCAGTGCCCGGCTTCGTGGGCAAGGCGGCAGCGGGCCTCTGCGGTGCTCTCCAGGCTCTGCTCGTCCAATGCTATGTAATAATCATCGCCGATATTGGCCGACGCAGACTTGGCAGCGGGCATACTGCCCAGATACACCTCAATATTATTGCGCTCGATCTCATCGAACAGGGACTCAGTTGTTTCCATTCTCTCTCTTTCTCTTATCCTTCATAAATGCCACAAATCCTTTAACTTCCTGCCACATCTCGTCGGTAACCTCTCCGTCACCACCAAATAGTGCCACTTTGGCGATTTCCTCCGGACTTTGTTGGTCCGGGGGATTTTTTATGTCCGTTTTCCCCAAAAGGTAGTCAGTAGAGACACCAAAGTAGTCAGCGATCTTTTTTAAGCTGGAAGCAGATGGCACAGCCCCTTTGTTTTTCCAGTCGCTGACAGAGGCACGGGATATACCAACTGAAACGGCAACACCAGTCGCCGAAGAACCAGCTTCCACACAAAGCTGTTGGTATCTATCGTAAAAAGTCATAGTTTTACACCTCTGTTTTTGTGCAAAATTTACAAAAGTTCATAAAACCTAACTTTTAGTGTTGACAAATTCGTATTGCCGAATTATAATTGCACTTGTAGTTAGGTTTACCGAACACGAAACAAGCCGGACTATGAGAGCGCTACCTCTTGTCAGTCCAATGTGCTGTTGATTTGCACATTCATAATAGCACAACAGTTCGGAAAATACAACTATAAATTCAAAAAATGTTCGTTTTTTAGAACGAAACGGCAGAAAGGAGTAAAAAAATGGACAGTTGGATTGCGGAAGCAGTCGGCACAATGCACATCAACAAAATAACCCAAAAAGCCGTGGCAAGCAAAATGGGATGTACAACTGACTATATCTCGATGATTTTAACCGGCAAGCGCAAACCGCCACAGGCAAAAGAGCGGATCCTCGGCGCAATCAACGAGATCATCGCAGAGCGCAACAACTAAATATACGGCCAGCCTTTTGGGCGGCGGCAGAACTAAGCAGGCAGCGGGACCTTTTTTCATTTCTTCTCTTTCTTCTTTTCTTTTTTGTCAAATTTGCCCCTTGTGTTCCTGCTTCCGGTGCCCGCCCCACCCAACATCACATTTATCGCAAACGGCACTTTTGCCGTGCAGCGGGCAGCTTGCGGCTCTGCCGCTTGCCCAAAGGGCTGGCCTAATCAAGAAAGGAGAATAGCAATGAAAGTACCCATCAACAAGGACAGCCCCTTGGCAATGGACGACTTCGACGCCGCCGTGCAGCAGCGTATGGAGCGCTTGCAAAGCTATATTGACCTGATCCGCACCGCCGAAGCTGTAGAGGAAGAGGTCAAGGTCAAGGGTACAAAACTGTATCTTGGTCCGGAAGATGTGGCGGCATACCTGAATTGCAGCATTCCGACTGCCAGGCAGTATATGCACCGTCCGGGCTTTCCTCTCATTCAGCTTGGAGAGAACGGCACCAAGCTGGCTGTGTTCGCCCCGGCGTTCCACGCATACAACGCCGGAAAATACTAAATTGCAGTCAACTGCAAAGGAGAATAACAATGGATAATGAGAAGTTGAAAGAGATACTGGAGCGCCACCGTAAGTGGTTGAACAACGAGTACGGAGGCGAGAGAGCCAACCTGCGTGGAGCCAACCTGCGTGGAGCCAACCTGTATGGAGCCGACCTGTGTGGAGCCAACCTGTATGGAGCCAACCTGCGTGGAGCCAACCTGTATGGAGCCGACCTGTGTGGAGCCAACCTGTATGGAGCCGACCTGCGTGGAGCCAACCTGTATGGAGCCGACCTGTGTGGAGCCAAGAATATCCCCTTCATACCACTTGCATGTCCGGAACGCGGAGAGTTTGTCGGATTTAAAAAGATCGGTGAATATATAGTTGAGCTTCTTATACCGACCAACGCCAAGCGCTGTTCTGCGACCACACGGAAATGCAGGGCAAGTTATGCCAAGGTTGTGTCGCTTACAACATTATCAGGCGAGCCGGTCAAAACGAATAGTGTAACGAACACTTGTTACTCGCCGAATATCGTTTACAAGGTTGGAGAATTAGTATATCCGGATGCGTTTGACGATGACCGTTGGAATGAGTGTTCACACGGTATTCATTTTTTCATCAATCGTCAAGAAGCGGTTGAACACTGAGGAGTATAACAATGACAAAACGAGAGAAGGCATGCCTTGTTTTGGTGGCAGTGGGCTTTCTGCTGGTGCTGTTTGGCTGCTGCCTGGTGGCGGACAACCCCTATTGGTGGGTGTCTGTGGCTGTAAGCGGTGCCGGATGTGGGCTGATCGCACTGGCAGTGTTCGTTC